GCTGCTTCTTCTAAGTTTGATTGCTTGAGAAGATTTAGGCGAGCAGCCTCAAGTTGAATCGGGTCTTTCTCATTAGTTGGAGCAACGCCCAACTTCTTCAAAGCGGCAAGAGCCTTGTCTGATTTGATTTGCTCTTTGGTCTTTTTTGTAAGATTTGTCAGAGTCGTTGTTGCTTTTTTGTTTACCAAGTTGACTTTTGCTGTTGCTACTGAAAGCCTATTTAGGTCCTTCAAATGTCCGACAACAACGCCTGATTGTTTCTCAATGGCTGCGGTGTTGGTGTCAAGGCTATCTGTCAATTTGTTTATTGCTAAGAATGCAACGCCTGTCGCTGCTGCAAAGGCGGTTATGCCTGCGGCTGCTGCTATTGCCGAAACTCCGCCTGTTGCGAAAGCGGTGGCGATGCCTGCGGCCGTGCCTGCTGCCGCCTGCTTTACAAAGGCTATTCTTAGAAGATTGATAATGCCTATGAGGGCTTTGACACCTGCATAAACTTTTGCGCCGACAAAAAGACCTGTCAAGATGCCTGCAAAGATTTTCAATGTTGTTAAATTATCTGCGATGGCTTTGAACATCTGTCCAAGACCCTTAGCAGCATTTATTGCAAATTTCCCAACATTGCGAAGAGTTGCTGCAATCTGATCCTTGTTTGTTTCAACAAATCTTTCAAAGACAGGCAGAAGTTCATTTTGGAAAACAGCAACTAATTCCTCGAATGCAGGAAGCAGGGCGAAGCCAATAGTTGTTAGAAGTCCGTCAAAAGAGTTTCGCAAGGCTTGAATCTTGCCTTCAGGCGTATCTCTTAAATTTTGGTTGAAATCCTTGTAGGTGCTGTTTAGCACTTGCAGGATTGCGGTTGAGCGTTCTTGCTCAGTGCCGTTCTTAATTAAGTTCTTGGTGTTTTCATCTAGCACGAAGCCAGTTCGAGTTAGAGAGGCAAAGTTTCCATTGAGAGCTTGCGCCAAGCCGTTTGTCATTGACTTGAAGTCGGCAGATGAGGCAGTTGCTCCCTTTTCTGCCGTGATGTAATCCAAGATGGCAGGAGTTAAGGTCTGAATTGTTGAGGCTTGAAGGTCGAAGGTTGCCAGTTGTGACTGAACAATTGACACATTGCCTGCGGAAACAACACCGAGTTGTTCTAGCGCCTTTGCTTGCTCAACAAGGACTGCGACCTGCTCTTTGCTTGCGCCGTTAGTATTAAGAAGAATCTGCTCAAGGCGGTTCTGCTCGGCTTGGGCTTTGATTGCGGCTTGGATTCCATCCTTGCCAATTTTTACTGCAAGAGCCCCTGCCGCCAAAGTAGCAACGCCGAAGGCTTTTGCTATCTTCTTACCAGCATCCTTGAAATTCTTTTCAAGTCTGTTTAAGTCTTTGAGAGCCTGCTTTGAACCTTTGTCATTATAGACGGTGACAATGCGTTCAAAAATTGCCATCGACTAACCTTCTCTCTGATTCAAATTTGCATCCATCCGTGCTTGGGCTTTTGACTCAGCACTTTTGATGGCACTAAAGATTTTACCCTGTGCATTCTTGCGGTTGTTGTCGGTTGCCTTAATCAAGGCTCGACCTTTATCGTTTCCTTCACCGCGAGCAGTCGGAAGAACCCCGTAATACTTTTCAACGGTTTGAATAAACTGTTCTGATGCTCTTGGGTTTGTTGACATTGAAGCGCGAGTTCTTGCTCTTGATGCGCCACTTCCGCGACCTGCGGTTTCAAAAATTGCTCCTGCTTTGTCGCGTTGGATAACTCCATAAGCATTGCGAAATCCTGTTGTGCTTCTCTTTGAGGTAGGAGAAACAGATTTGATTCCCGCCCTTGCTTTTGCAACATCATAAGTCACAAAAGATGAAGTGCGACTCGCACCTTTTTCCAAAGGCCCCACAAAGCCTGAAAACTTCATCTGTCTTGCCCAACCCGAAGGTCTAATGTCAAAAGGCAGATAATCACGGGCTTGTTGAACTATTGTAGAAACTACACCTTTGACTTCTTTGTCTAGTTCTCTTTTGAGATCAGGCGCGAAACGCTCAATGGCAGAAATGGTTGAGTCAATGCCTTGGAGTTCCATCGTATATTGAGTCAATCTCATTTGTTCCGCGCCTTTGCTCGTTCTTTCACATAAACGAAAATTGCTTCCAACACTCCGTCAGGGGCATCAAGTAATGCCACCGGCGAAATTCCAGACTCCACAGAGAGAGCTGCTATTTGATAGGTCAGGCTATCTCTGTGGATTCGGAAGAAGGGTCTGTCACCAAGGTCACTTCTTCAAGAGTGTCTAAGAAGTCAGGGCCGAAAGGTTTGACAACGCGACCATTGTGCTTCATCGCTGACCAAGCCAGGAAGTAGATATGCTCTAGTTTCTGCTCTTCGGCAATAAGTTTTGCCAAGCCCTTTTGATATTTCTGCTCAAACTCCACAATAACTCTTGGTCGAAGCGAATAAGTCGCATCGGTTCCATCGGTAGTGCGAACACGGATTTTTAAGCCATCCATTTGTTTCCCCCTAATTGATTTAAGTTGTTGATTTTGTGATTGCGCCCGAAATAGGCCAAGTCACACTCGCAGTTGCTAATTCTCCCACAGCACCGTTGAGAGGTGTCCATTCGGCAATTAGAACTGAGAAGTTATACTTTGGATTTGTTGCGCTAACTGTTGTGTTGACAGGTCTGACCTCACAAGCGACTGCGGTTCCAAGCAACGGATAAATCGTTGATTCAACCGAGCCTGAAGCGTAGTCCTGGTGGAACTCGAAACTTACAGAGTTATCTGCAAGTCCGGCCACTCTCTTTTTTGCCGTGTCACCAAACGCCGTTGTTTCAACGATGTCGAAGGTGGTGTTTAGTGACACGCTCGCAATGTGATCCGACAAGTCGGTCGATGCAAAAGTCACATAGGCATTAGTTAGAACAAGTCGTGCCATATTATGCGGTTGTCGTCTTTGCGATTGCGCCGCTTACTGGCCAAGTCACAGATGCAGTTGCAAGTTCTCCAACTGCTCCATTAAGTGGTGTCCACTCAGAAACAAGTGCGTTTGCTGTATAGAGAGGATTGCTTGCGCTTGTTGTGGTATTTACAGGCTTGACGGTGACAGCGGTGACTGTTCCGATTAGCGGATAAATTGTTGCTTCAACTTCTCCTGAAGCATAGTCTTGGTGAAATTCAAGACTGATTGAATTGTCTGCAAGACCGCCGATGCGTGTGCGAGCTGCGGTGCTTGAGAATGCTGTTGTTTCAACTACATCGATGGATGAGTTGAGTGTCACTGATGCCACATAATCAGACAAATCAACTGCGTTGACTGTGACTAGGGCATTTGTTAGAACGATGCGTGCCATTAGTTTTTGGCTCCTTCTGATAGTGCTGGTTTGATGGTTGGTTGACTTGCTTGACTTGCTTGAATGTGGCCACTTGCAATGAGAGCATCAATGTTTGCGCCTGCATTTTCTAGCTCTTTCAAGGTAAGAATCTCACCTTGTTTTTTTCCACAGACCTCGCGGCCTGAGATGACCTTGTAAGCCATTAGGTTCTCCTATCCCCAAATCGTGAGTCTGTATCGGTATGAGAGAAATGTGACTCCTTGTGAGTCATAGGTGCCTGCTTCGGCTCCTGTGACACGCAGGGTGTTCACTGCTCCCGACAAAGTGCGATCACTTTCAAGCGCGGTCTTGATAGAGCCAGAGCCACTTCCTGCGAGGAAGGCATCCAACTTGTCTTGTCCTGAGCGTTCTGAAAAGCGTTGCACAATCACAAGAACATCAACTTGGGCTTGGTCTAAACCACGCGCGTTGTCGATGTCGAATGTGAAATCTAGTTGGCCTACAACTGCGGCAGGCGGTGTCACTGTGTCAGGGATTAAGTCATAAACCCGAAGCCCTGAAATAGTTTGAAGATTAGTTTTAAGACGATCTCGGACTTGGCTTGGATTCATACTGCCAAACCATTGTTTCTCTTGAGTGGGCGAAGGAATGCTTCGACATCAGGGTCAAGGCGAGATGAAAGTCTAACAGTGCCAAGTTCAGGAGTTCCTGCGATTCCAAATGGCGATTGTTTTCTAACAAAGATTCTTGAGCTTTGAATGATGCAGGCTTGATTCACTTCAGAAGGAACGGCAGGCCATCCCCAAACGCCTGTGATCTTGCAGGCTTGAGGCAGATAGTAAGGCCAAACATAGCGCCCTGTCGCTAGAAGTCTTGTGTAAGGCCAACCACGGCGAGGGTTGTTGATAGGTTCGACCATAAAGTCAGAAGTCGCCCAAACAGTTGACCAAGTTTGATTAAAGTTGTCATCAGTTGCAATTTCAGAGATGGAAACGAAATCATCCACTGCAAGGCTCCAAGGGTCATTTGGAGTGTAATAGCGAACAACAGGACTTTGAGAAGTTCCGTTGGCATAGAAGAAGCGACCTGTAAAGTCATCAATCATTCTGCTTGTTGAAGTTATTGCAAGTTCAAGCAAAGCATCATCGCTTGTGTCAGTTATCGTCAGCGATGACTTTAGTTCCGCGAGAGTCGCGTAGCCGTTGGTGATTGCCACTAGATTTCCTCTTCTTTGGTGTTGTTTGAATTGCTCGTTCTAACTTAGGCAGAGCCATTGCCGTTTCCTTGCGTTTTAATCTCGCCATAATTCGTGGTGTTCTTCCTTGAGCCAATAAGACTTTGAATGTGGAAGGATTGCTGCGGTGTTGACATAGATTGGAAAACCTAGCGATTTGATTCGGCGGCAGAAGAGCAAGTCTTCTCCGATCCATTCTCCCTTGATAGGGCCATCCCAAAACCAACACCAATCTTTGCCTTGATTTGGGTCTGCTGCCTCGCGTATTGCTTGAAGAACGCTTCTGTGAACCATCAAGCAACCTGTGCCTGCGGCATCAATTTCAAAAACTGCGTTCTTGTCGTATTTGTAAAGCGGTAAAAATCCATCAGGTGAATCTTGAAATATCGCTGGCACAGGCTTTGGATAGGGCTTGCCTACCACGCCGAAGCCTGCGAAAACTAGACCTGCAACAACAGGTCGTTCTTTATCGTGTGCAGTTTCGCATAAGCGATCAAAGGTAAGAACATCGAGCTGCTCATCTGAATCAATCATCAGAAGCCAATCTGAATCAGTTGAGTCTAAGAAGTGCTTGACAACACGATTGCGTTGTTTAGAAAGTAAGCCTGAACCTTTGATGCGAACAAAGGGGCCGAGTTTGTTAGAGCGTGCCGATGCTAATTGAATGAGATGGTAGGCAAATCCGCCATTAACCATCCCTGGGTCGCAAGACCCAATTGAAACTTTGTGACCTGTTTTCATTGATTCCCCCGAATCGTTCAGAAGTGTAAGAGCGCCCAAGTCGGGGGGCCTTGAACGCTCTTACACAATTTAGTTTTCTTCTATTGACTAGAAGGTTGGTGCTGACAAGCCTGTTCCCGAAATAATTGAGTTCGCTAGTGGATAACGACCTGCGGTGAACGCGGCATATCCATAAACAACAGTCTTGATTGTTAGGTTTCCTGCACCTGTCGCATCGTAGCGAAGGGTGAATGGTGAACCTGGTTGTTCCCACAGATGGCACTCAGGAGCAGTCACAACATAGATTTCATCTTGGTTTGTGGTTGTTCCATAAGTTGTTCCAATGTTTGCATCTGTAATGATAGGTAGACCCATCATCTGATAGCCAGAGTTGCCATAAGCAACTGAGCCTGCGCCTGTTCCAATTGAGTTGGTTGGGCCGCTTGCTGCTGGAACTACAAGTGGGCGATTTGTTGTATCAACCGCAGCAAGTAGGAATGCTAGGCGGCGTGGGTGCATAACGAAGTGAGTTGGATTCACAAATGCATTGGTCTGAATCTGTTGGATCGCATCAGCGAGCTTTGGATATAGCAATGCAACTGTTGGAGCAGTTGATGTGAAGGTGATTGCGTTTCCGCTTGATGCACGAAGTCCGAGCATTGTTCCTGCGGTGCCTGCACCATTTAGAATCTGTGCATCCAATGTGGTCTGCCAAGAACGGATTAGGTCTTGAGCAACGAATTGGTCAATTCCTGTTCCGCGCTCAATAGCTTGACGGCTTAGGTCTTGCTGACCGGCAATTGTGCGAACATTGATTGTCAATAGTGTGTCATCAACATCTGTTTCGCTAACTGCATCGTTCTGTGTGACCTGAACAGCAGTGCTTGATCCAGTGGTCATTCTTGAGATATTCAAGGTCATTCCGGCTGGTGGCAGTGTGTGCTTTGAAGTTGCAAAGTCTGCGAATGGGCGACCTGCGCGTGCTAATGTCGCTGCAAACTCTGTGAGGTATTGAGGAATAACTAAGCCCTCAAACTGTGCAGTTCCGACATCGCGGCGCTCGATTTCTTCCTCGCGCTGATGGCGAGCAAGTCTTTCCTGCGCTGCATAGTCAGACTTAAACTGAGCATTGTAAGCATCCTTGAAGAAGGATGAATCTGAATCAGGGGCATAGGTGCGTGATTCTTTTGTGACTTTGAAACCGCCAACTTTAGGTGTTGCGATTTCTGCTACTACTGAACGAGCTTCTGCGGCCTTTGCATCGGCTGTTGCTTGTGCAGTGAGCTTTTCAATTTTGTCATCGAGTGTGCGGGATTCAGCAACTAGAGCATCAACCTTAGCGGTTTCCTCTGCGGTGAGATCGGTGCGATTCTCTGAAGCTACTGCCTCAAGAACTGCATCCATCTCTGCCTTGACTGCATCACGGCGCTCGACTACTTTGTCAAGATATGACATTGAGTTTTGCTCCTTATGATTTAGGTTTTCGAGGTGGTGGCCAAGATGCTCGCGGCGCTTAACGGGGTGCGAGGTTGGCTCCGACTTCAATCTGCTCTGTTGAGCAGAAACTTATTTTGTTGAGTTGATTATTGCTTGAGCGAGGCGCAGAGAAATCTTGCGACCTGCTTCTTCTTCGCTTGGTTCAGGAAGTGGGTCAATCGCGCGAAGCTCTGATGCCTTGTGACCGACAAGAGTGTCGGTTGCGACATAGCCATCGCGGAGTTCACGATAGAGGCGAATCAAGACCGCAGGGTCGCCTTCTTCGGC